CGGAGCGCGCGCCATGGCTGAGCTTGCCGATCGCGCGCGGGGGGAGGGGCTTGCAGTCATCACGCAGCCCGTGCCGGCCGATGGCGTCGATCATCTCGACCTGTGGAACCTGATTGCCGATGAAATTTGCGAGGTGGCATGAGCGCTTTTGGACATGACGGCATCCCGGCGCGGGAATGCGAGGTGATCGGGTTGATGCTCCAGAACCCGCCATCGGTGAGCGAATTTGCCGACAGGCTGCCGGAGTCGGCCTTCACCAACATCCTGACGCGGGAAGTCTGGAAGGGAATGCTTGCGCTCGTGAGGGCAGGCACCGGCGTTTCAATCCCGGCGCTCAGGGAGACTGTCAGAGTCGATCCTGGGCGGTTCGGAGTGCCTGTCCCGATTGCCTCGTTTCTGGCCAATTGCAAGCAGCGGGCGCAGGCCGATGGATACCTGCTTCCAGACTTGATCGACGTGATGGTCGACGACGCGAAAAAGGCCGACGTGTCGGCGGCGCTGGTCGAGATCCAGAAAATGACCACGGACGAGCGCAGGACCGGCGATGAGATCGCGCTCGCCGCCACGCAGCTGCTCCAGTCCATCGCCAGCGGCCACAAGCCTCGCGAGGCGATGAGCATCTACGAGGCGGCACAGTCATTCGTGGCGCAGATCACCGACGCCTATCAGCGCGGCGAGGCCATCGGGACAGACTGGGGCTTGCGGGAAATCGACCGCATCATGGGGACCATCCAACCCGGTGATTTTGGCGTCCTGGGCGGGCCGTCCGGGCAGGGCAAAACGGCGCTAGCCATGCAGATCGGCGGGCATATCGCGCGGCGGCTCCCGGTGCTGATGATCCAGGCGGAAATGCGTCACGCCGATGTGGCCGGTCGCGAGGTGATCGGAATGTCTGGAGTGTCGTCGGAGGCAGTCGAAGGCGGGAATGTCCAGCCCGGGGAAATAGAGGCCATCATCCAGGCGGCTGAAAGACTGCGCGGCGTGCCGCTGGAGATCACTTACTCCGACGACATGCGCGTATCCCGCATCCGAACAAGAATCCAGTCTTTCCTCAACAGATATGGCACCTGTGGTCTGGTGATCATCGACACGATCAAGCATGTGGACCCGGAAGACAAGGGCGCGCGGGGCGCCGTGGAGAAGATCATGGCGAGCGCCAAGATCCTCGACAAGATGGCGAAGGGGCTGAACGTGCCCATCATGGCCCTGGCGCAGGTCAAGCAGACCTATTGGGAGCGGCCCGGATTGCAGTTCTACAAGAACGACATCTACGGCGGCGGCGATTTGTTCGAGGCCGCGTCTTGGGGGCTCCTGATGCACCAGCCGGCGGTTCGGGCTGCGATGAACGGCGGGCGGGACGCGGCGGCGATCATGGATGAATGGGACGGCAAGGCGCAGATCATCGCCGGCAAGCGCCGACGCGGGCGCGGGTCGGGAAAGGGCAAGCTGAAGTGGATCGCGGAGCGCACGCGGTTTTCAGATCCGGGAGACGATGTGGGAGACACATTCCTATGAGCACGGAGAGCCATGAAGAGCGGGTCCAAGAGGCGGAGCGCGTGCTTGCGATCCGGCAGCGGATTGTGTGCAAGGCAGGGGCGTCGCCGGAGGATGAAATCGCCTACCAGAAGGCCCGCACGATGCTCGCGCTCGCGGAACGGGATCTTGCCCGCGCGGGAGAGAGGGCCGCGAAAGTCGAGCTCAGGAGGCTTGAACTCGATGCAATCCAAGGCAGACATAAGCGAGGCGGAAGCGCTGCTCCGGGAAATGGGTATCGGTATTCGACACGCGGGCGAGCGGAAGAAGCCTGGCGAGACCTATGCGGCGGGAAGGGTGCAAGCCTTGATCACGAAGCACGGCCGGGAGCATGTGTGGCGGGTCCTGTATGCGCTGACGGAAAGCGAGAACCACAAGGCCGACCTGACCGGGTCGGTGATCGGGGCCATCAGCGACCTGTTCTTGGCCTTCCCGGCCTGGTCAGAAAGGCTGGGTGAGTTCATGGACGCGCTTGATCGGATCGATCTGTCCGAAATGCGGGCCATGGCAAAGAGCGGCCCTGGCCCGGACGGCGATCCGGCAAACCGCAGGACACTGATCGCAGCATATCTGCAATTCGCTCTGCTGCCGCTGATGGAGCAACCGGAACAAGGGGAGCTGGTCGCCTGATGCTGACGGAATTTGAAATCACTGTGCGGGATCGCATGATCGAGGGCGCCTATACAGAGCTGCGCCAGATGGTGGCCGGGTGCTATCCCGGTAAGCCGTCGACGTTCTGGCCGGAGTTCGGGCTGTCGCCGCAGGAGGTGCGCGAAATGCTCCGGGATCGCCACAAGGACAGGATCTACACGCGCGAGGTGCATGTGCGGCCAGACCCGCCGACCTCGCACGAGATCGACCGGGCCGACGAGTGCGCCGCCTGGCGGCCTCTGGTCACAAGCCCTGTGCGCAGGCGGATGCTCATCACACGGGTGCAGTGCTACGCCACGCGCCGGTCATGGTCCGCGGAATGCAGGGCGCAGGGGTGGGTCAAGCGCACCGCGGAACGCTATATTGATGCGGCAATCAAGGAAATCTCCGCAAGTCTCTGTAAAAACAAAGTATTCGTGACGCCTGCAAGTGAGGAAACGGTGTCGCAACTTGCCCCGAAATCGGGGTACAAGGTTGATAACGTCGCGATGAATGCGGCATGAGGAATTCGCCCGAACGGGCAACGACATCCAAGAGGGGCCTTTGCCGAAAGGTGGTAAGGGCATGTGGGCATTGGGATAAGAGCGCTGGTGCTCCCTGATGCACAAGCTGGGGTAACGTTTCAGTGGGAAAAGACCACTGGCGCCCGGCGGGAAGAAACACGGCACCAGCTACCGGCCCCACCCCGCGGACCTGGGCACGTCACTAAAAGGCCCGCATTTCTGTCGGCGTGGAGCAGTTCGGTAGCTCGCCAGGCTCATAACCTGGAGGTCGCGGGTTCGAATCCCGCCGCCGCAACCAATTTGAGGCCGACGGACAAGGCTAAGGCCCGTGAGGGAGACGTGGGCGTGGGAGTTTTTTGCGGAATGCGCAAAGAACGCTGAACCACCGAAGCGCGATCCAAACCGGGGTGGGAAGCGAGTGGCCGAGCCTCAATCCATTTGACGCGGCAGCTTTGCTGAGAAGGTTGGGGGTGCCCGGCCGTCCCGCGTCAACCCTATCGGTGCGTTCCAGGGTCTGACCCGCGACATCGCCTAGAGGCCTTCAATGGCTGCGGTGGCGCACCGACACAGTTTGGCAGTCAAGCGCCGGGAAAGACCAGAGTGGCCGCAAGGCCTCGGGCGGAAACGCAATCATGGTCCGGGGGACTGCCTCTTTTATCGGTGCAGCGGCGTGGAAAGCAGACACGCAGGCAATGAACCGCAAGCGCGGGATAGGCTCCGCTGAGATGGCCTCACCGTCCCCTTAAGCCACGGGGAGTAGGAGTAGCGCCCTGCCTGCACCGACACTCATCAGGCGGTTGCCCTGCGATGCAGCGGGGGCCTCATGGTAGGGCCGGCATATCCGGCCGCCGCCTCACCACCCCGACACAGTCGGCCCCGTCCTCTCCCGAGCGGCGGGGCTTTTTGCGAGGTGACCATGCCTGACATGATCGGCGCTGCTCGACTGGTGCTGCGCGCAGTCAAAGCTCACCGGCCTGGAGCCGAAGCTCGCCGCCGCATGGCTGCGCAGGGTCGCCGAGGACGTGGAGAAGGGCAATTCGTAAAGGAGGCGGCCGATGGCGCTCACCGCAAAACAGCGCCGGTTCGTCGAGGAATACCTGATCGACCTCAACGCGACGCAGGCGGCGATCAGGGCGGGATATGCCGCCAAGACGGCCAACCGCGAAGGCTCCCGCCTGCTGTCAAAGGTAGACATCGCCGAAGCTGTCGCCGCCGGCGCTCAAAAGCGCGTCCAGAAGGCCGAAATAAGCGCTCAGGACGTGCTTGAGGGGCTTTACCGTGAGGCGACAAGGACAGGCGAGGGATCGTCTCACGGGGCTCGTGTGTCCGCCTGGGGGCTCTTGGGCAAATACCACAAGCTGTTCACTGACCGGATCGAGGCGGAAGTGTCTGGCGATATCACGGTGACGGATGCGCGAACCAAGCTGCAATCTCTCCTCTCTCGCCAGTCTCCCGGAAGCGCGGCGAAGCGCGATCCTGGCGGGGCTGACGGATAGGGAGTGCCAGGCGCTTCTCCATGATTGGCGGTTCCTCGCCCGCGCAAGTCAGATCGCCCCCGAGGGGGATTGGCAGACCTGGCTGATCCTCGCCGGCCGCGGGTTCGGAAAGACGCGAACCGGGGCGGAATGGGCGCGTGAGCAGTTGAAGGCTGGGGCGTCCCGCATCGGCCTCATCGCGCCGACTGCATCGGATGCCCGCGACGTGATGGTGGAGGGCGAGAGCGGGCTCCTGGCAGTGTGCTGGGCGGGCGACAGGACGAACGACGGCACGCCGCTTGGGCGCCCTCAATACGAGCCGTCCAAGCGTCGTCTCACATGGGCCAATGGAGCTATCGCGACACTCTTCTCCGCGGAAGAGCCGGAACGCCTGCGCGGGCCGCAGCACGACAGATTGTGGTGCGACGAGTTGGCGGCGTGGAAGTACCTGCGCGAGACCTGGGACATGGCGATGTTCGGCCTGCGTCTCGGGGACAACCCGCGCACCTGCGTCACGACGACGCCGAAGCCGCTGCCGCTGGTGAAGGAGATCGCCAAGGACGCGCGCACCGTCGTCACGAAGGGTTCGACCTTCGACAATGCCAGCAACCTGGCGCCGACCTTTCTTAAGGCGATCCGGGAGAAGTACGAAGGCACCCGGCTTGGCCGGCAAGAGCTGAACGCTGAAATCCTCGACGATCTGCCCGGCGCGCTGTGGAACCGAGAAATCATCGACCAGCACAGGGTCAAGGCCATCCCGGACATGCAGCGCATCGTTGTCGCTGTCGATCCATCGGGCACCAAGGGCGAAAGCGACGAGGGCGACGACATTGGCATTGTGGTGGCCGGCAAGGGCGTGGACGGGCGCGGCTACGTGCTCGCTGACCACACATGCAAGCTGTCTCCTGATGGCTGGGGGCGGCGCGCTGTCGCTGCTTATCATGGCGGATGGTCATCGACGCCAGACGAGCACAAGGCAGACCGGATCGTCGCCGAACGCAATTTCGGCGGGGCCATGGTCGAGCACGTGATCAAGACGATTGATCGCAGCGCTGCCTACAAGGAAGTCACGGCATCCCGGGGCAAGGTGGCGCGGGCTGAGCCGGTGGCGGCACTCTATGAGCAGGGCAGGGTATCGCACTGCGGATCGTTCCCGGAGCTGGAGGACCAGATGTGCCAGATCGACGCCTCCGGCTTCATTGGCGAGGGGTCTCCCGACCGCGCCGACGCGCTGGTATGGGCGCTGACTGAGTTGATGCTGGAAGATCAGGCCGAGGCCTTCTTCTACCTGTCCAAGAGGCACCGCTGATGAACCCTGTCGTCATGATGGTGAACGCGGCGCGGCGCCTCGAAACCATGTTCCCCGGCTACTTCCCGGCCCAGAAGCACAATCACGCCGCCGACTTCGGTTGGCCGGAGCACCTGACGTTCCATCAGCTCTACCGGATGTTCCTCCGCAACGGCATTGCGCATGCCGGGATCGAGAAGACCGTCGGCAAGACGTGGCACGACTTCCCGTTTCTCCTGGAGATGCAACGGGACGGATCCGAGGGCGGGAAGACCAAGGAAACTCCGCTGGAGCGCGACATTCGCCAGCGCTTCGACGACCTGCGGTTCTGGCAGCATCTCGCCGAGGCAGATCGCCGGTCGCTGGTCGGCAACTATTCCGGTGTCATCCTGCGCCTTGCCGACAGCAAGCGGTTTCAGGAGCCGGTGGATACCGTGCCGGGCGGCCTTGCCGGCCTGGTCGAGCTGATCCCGGCATGGGAGGGGCAGCTCCAGGTGGCGGAATGGGACACCGACGAAATGTCGGAGACCTACGGCCATCCGCTGATGTTCCAGTTCAACGAGGCGGAGGTCACCAGCAAGGCGAACGACACCACCAAAACCCGGTCGTTCATGATCCACCCTGACCGGGTGCTCATCTGGTCGCGGGACGGCACGATCCACGGCACATCGCTGCTGCAGCCGGGCTACAACGACCTGATCGACCTGGAGAAGATCAAGGGTGCCGGCGGCGAGGGGTTCTGGAAGAACGCCAAGAGCGCACCGGTGCTCCAGACCGACAAGGACGCCAAACTCGCCGACATGGCGAAGGCTATGGGCGTCTCCACTCCCCAGGAGTTGGGCGACAAGATCAGCGAGCAGGTGGAGGACTGGCAGAAGGGATTTGATCAGCTCCTGATGCTGCAGGGCATGGAGGCCAAGACGCTGGGGATCACGCTGCCGAGCCCGGAACACTTCTGGGCCGCGCCGCTGCAATCGTTCGCAGCGTCGATCACCATCCCGCTCAAGATCCTGGTCGGGTCCCAGACCGGCGAGCGCGCCAGCACGGAAGATGCAAACGAGTGGTCGCAGACGATCATGTCTCGCCGCAACAGCCAGACGGTGCCGAACGTCATGGCGGTGGTGCGCCGCCTTGAGCGCTTCAACATCCTGCCGGAGGGCAGGGACTGGTTCATCGACTGGCCCAGCTTGCTTGACCCGACGCCGACCGAGCAGATCGATCGTGCGGCGAAAATGGCCGACATCAACGCCAAGATGCAGACGAGCGGCGAGATCGTGTTCACGGCCGACGAGATGCGCCAGGAGACCGGCCGCGAGCCGCTGAGCGATGCGGAGAAGTTCCGCGATGACGATCCCGACGATGTGGTCGACGCGCTGCCGCCACCTGCTGGCGACGACCCTGCCGAAGACGAGGAATAGACGACATGCCCAAGATGATCGCAAACTGGTCCGCTCCGGCGGACGGGGCGACCGTGCGCGTCAATATCCGCTCGGTCATGAATGCCGCCAAGGTACGCCAGGTGAAGCGCAACGGCCGCGATTTGCTGATCGTGCCGAGCGCGACCCTGCCCGACGACGTGGTCATGAACGGCGTGAAGTACCCCGCCTCCGAGATCGAGGCGTCGTTCAAGACGTTGGAGCGCACCCCCGCGCCGCTTGGCCATCCGATCATCAATGGCAAGTTCGTATCGGCCCGCGACCCTGAGGGGATCAACGTCGGCTACATCGGCGCCTGGAACGAGAACGTTCGCCGGGAGGGCGGACGCGTGCTGCTCGATAAGGTGATCGACGTCGAAGTGGCGAACCGCTCCGAGGGCGGCAAGGCGGTCCTGGCTGCGATCAATGCCGGCGGGCCGGTTCATACCTCCACGGGGCTCATTGCCAAGCTGGAGGCAGTCAATGGCGCCGCCGACCACAAGCACATCGCCCGGTCGATGGTCTTCGACCACGACGCGATCCTCTTGAACGAGGACGGAGCGGCCACGCCCGATGACGGCGTCGGCATGCTGGTCAACGCCTCCGGCGAGGAAGAAGAAATCGAAGTCATCAATTCCGCGCTGAGTGAAGCGGATCGTGACCTCGACTGGGCGGTGGATTCACTCGCCCGTGCGCTGGAGAAGCGCGAACGTGCTCCAATGCTGGAGCGTCTGAAGTCCGCACTTATCGACGCCTACCATGGCTTCGGGCGGGAACCCTCTCTCAACAATCAGGAGAACGACATGGCTGTCTCTGACGAGCAGTTCAAGGCGCTGTCCGAGAAGGTTAACGCCCTCTCGGAAGGTGTCGACAAGATCGGCGAGACCATCGCCGAGGCGGTGACGAATGCGGTCAAGCCGCTCACCGACAACCTGGAGGCCCTCCAGAACGCCCAGAAGGCCAAGGACGAGGCGGAGCACGCGACGCTGGTGAACACCATCGTCAAGGCCAACCTTCTCGACGAGGCGACGGCCAAGGAGCTGACCCTCAACGCGGCGCGCAAGCTCGCGGAGAAGGCCAAGCCCGGCAAGGCCGCCGGTCTGAACGGCGCGACCGCTCTCGGCAATGCCGGCGCCGACGAGTTCGCCGACATGGACCTCAACGCCGGCATGGAGGCCAAGTAAGATGGCTGGAAACCGCATCTATCGGGGCCCGGTCACGTCCGGCTGGCAGCCCCGCACCGTGAGCCTGCCCGTCACGGGCGCGCTGCTGCCGGGTTCCCTCGTGGAGGAGACCGCCTCCGCGCTGGTGCAGCTCACCACCGCCCTGGGCAAGCTGCCCATGATCCTGTCCAACCTCGAATTCAAGGACCAGGACGTCGCCACGGCCTATGCGTCCGGCGACACGGGCGTCGCCTATCACCTCGAGCCGGGGCACGTCTATCAGGCCCGCATGGCGGCAGCGACCTATGCCAAGAACGCCCCGCTCACCATCGGCGCGTCCGGCCGCCTTACGGCCGCCACCGCCGCAACCGTGGTGGTGGCCTTCTTCAGCGACACGCCCGGCGCCTACGAAGCGGGTGACCTGGCCGATGTCGTCATCGCCAACGCTTACACCGTCCCGGCCGCATAAGGAGAGCCCACATGCTGCGCTTTACCCCTGAACAGCAGGCGTTCATCCTGGCCAACCGCCGGGACTTCAACGCCCGCCAGACGGATCTTGCCAACGCACATGCCTCCGGCATGATCGGCAACGCCCTTCCCATCCCGCGCGATGTGTGGGGCATCTGGGATCGGGAAGGCATCGAAATCCAGCGTGAGGTGCTGTCGGTCTTCAACGACCTCAGCGCTTCGGTCTCGATGCCCATGCCGATCGGCAAGCTCGTGCACCACTTCCAGACCATCTCCGACAGCGGCTCGATCAACGTCTCGCTGGATGGCCGCTCGAAGGCCCGCACCGATCAGCCAGTCATCGAATACCACGGTACGCCGCTGCCGATCATCGACAGCACGTTCAGCTTCGGCTGGCGTCAGATGGAGGCGGCGCGTTCCGAGGGCTTCGCGCTCGACGGCGCCGGGCGCGCGAACGCCATGTTCAAGGTCGCGGAGAAGCTCGAGGACATCACCCTCAACGGCGATGCCAAGGTCGTCGTCGGCGGTGCCCAGCTGTACGGTCTGCGCAATCATCCCAAGCGCAACACCGACACGCATGGCTTCGACCTGAACGGCGCAACCGGGCCGAACTGGCTGACGGCCATCGCCAAGCTCACCAACGCGCTCTACGGCGACAACTTCTACACCGAGCCCACGGTCTACGTGAACATCGGTGACTGGAAGTATGCCCGCGAGACCGATTTCTCGACCCAGTACCCGAACAAGACCATCGCGCAGCGCGTGCTGGAGTCGGGCATCGCCAATGTCATCCCGGCGTCGAAGGTGCCGGCGAACGAGATGATCGGCGTCGTGAAGAACCGTCGCGTGCTCCAGGTTCTCAACGGCATGCCGATGACGACGCGGGCGCAGTTCCGGGCGAACCCCGAAGACGACTACAACTTCGTCACGATGGCGGCCGCGGCACTGGAGATCAAGTTCGACGCTGCCGACAACTGCGGCCTCGCCGTCGTCACCAAGGCCTGATCACCGTCAATCGTCAGGTGAACTGAGCGACGGGCCGGCTGTCGTCGGCCCGTTTCATGAGTTCATCCACACCATCGGAGATCGTACCATGAAGCTGGAAATCACCCAGGCCGGCGCGCGCATCAACGGCAAGGAACTGGAGAAGGGCGCCATCATCGAGATCGAGGGCGACGCGATCCCGGCGAGCCTCGTCAACAAGGCTGTCGAGGTGAAGGGCGGCAAGACCGCGATCACCAATCCGAAGAATGATCCCGTGCAGCAGTCGGCCGGCTATGCCGTCGTCGACAAGGGCAAGGGCTGGTTCGTCGTCGCCCACGATGGACAGCATGTGACCAAGTCGCTTCGGGCCGATGAGCTCGCCGGCTTCGACGAGATGTCCGACGAGGACAAGGCCGCGTTCGTCGAGCTGCACAAGGCGGAAGCCTAAGCCATGTACGGCACGCTCGCCGGTTGGCGCGCCTACGCCACGGCGCGGGGCG